CTTCAAAACCTGAAATAGTAATTGTTTTTTGTTTTGTTTTTAAAAATTCTTCGTAGTTTAAATTCATATTTTATTTTTTAGTTTAATTAATTACCATTTTGCTCTTTGAAAAGAAGTTTTTTGTCTATTATAATAAATCATACCGCTTGTATTTTTTCTTTTACCTTTTAACATTTGGACTAAATAGCTATGTGTTAAGTTACATTCTTTGGCGGCATCTTTAACAGTTTCATAAATTTCACCTGTGTATTGGTTTTTAACACTTTTTGAATTAAAGTTTTTACCACCTACTTGACATGGCATTTTTTTTGTTTTTACTCCCATTGTTTAATTTTTATTTGTTTTCTAATTTTTGAACTTCACGATTAAGATAGTATAGTGCCTTTTGTAAATCATCTAATTCTTCTCCTTTGTAAGCTGCACGGCATACATACTTAATAATATTTCCTCTTGAAAAGTTTAATTCAAAGGCTTCGATTAAATCAATAGGCTGTATTGACTCATCATAGTGATAGGGTGTTTTAGTTGGTGTTTTACGCTTTGTCATTTGTTTTTGTTTTTATGTTTTTAATTTCTTTACATTTTATAATATAATCGCCTGCTTCATCATAATTACTGAATATACCTATTATTTGATACCCATTCCATTCATCTGAAAGTATAAAATCTTCTACATTACTTCTAAGATATTCAACAAGCGGTTCTATATGATAGCATTTTTGTTCGTGAGAATAAAGGACTACTTCATATTTACTTGTTATTTCAATAGGTAAAATTCTAAAAAGGGGCATCTGTTTCATATTCTGTTTTTATTGGTTCTATAAATTTATTTATATCTACTGTTGGGGTAAAGTTTGCAGGGTGGTATTGTCTAGTATCTGTATTAAATGTAAATTCTACCATACCTAACTTTCCCAACCATGAATAACGTATTTTTTGAACATATACTTGCACTAATCCTGTTTCAAAATCTCTATATACAGCAATACCATTATCAGTTTTATTAAAAAAGTGTGCTGAACCTGAAATTGAATACATTGTAGGTATTTCATATTTACCATTAATCTCCTTTCTTAATTTGGTTGGGTGTGCTACAAGAAATAAATGTGAATTATTTATTAAGCAGAAATTTTTAATTTTTGTTAAACATTCACTAACATATTGAGTTTCAGTCATTCCACTTGGGATAGCTGCTTCTATATAATTCCAAGGGTCAATTATAAAACCATTACACCCTTTCTGTTTTACTAATTCCGTAAACTTATCTAAAATACCATCTAATGTTATATCTACTTTTCTAATATTTACAAATGTAAAGTGGTCATTTACAGTTAATAATGCTTTCTCAAACTGAACTTGTGATAATCTGTGTTCTTTATTATGCCGAAATGCAAAAGAACCGCCGCCTATTTTTTCCATTATTTTAGTAGCGTGTAATGCAGCAGGTTGGTTTTCAAAAGAGCATACACCAAATTTCCATTTACTATTTTTAGCTAATGATGAACATACATAATCTAAAAATTCAGACTTACCCGAACTTGGAATACCTGTAATTGTAGTAAATTGACCACCCATTACTGTAAAATATTCATCCAAATTTTCAATACCCGTTCTAATCCCCTGTGGATAACCATGTTCATAATATTGGTAAATATCATCTATTAAATCATCAGCAACCGTTAAAATACCTTCTATTGGGAATCCTGAAGTATTTTCACAAACTTTTTTTAGTACGTCTTTACCATATTTTATTAATATTTTATTAGCATCCTTGCAATTTTCAGGATAATCAACCTTTCTACACCTTGATATACCTAATCTCCTAGATAATTCTTCCCTAAGCGAATATCCTGCTTCATCTCCATCAGTAAATAAGATAATTTCTTCCATATCTTCAAAATACTTCCAACAATTATCGAGATATTCTAGCTTTTGACTACCCTTACTCGCCCCATTAGGAACAGAAACTACATTATAAATACCAACTTCATATAAACTTAAAGCATCAATTTCACCTTCAACTATATAGCATTTCTTTTCATCTTTTAAAGAATCTAAATTATAAAAAATCAATTCTGCGTTTTTTATCAATTTAAAGCCCTTTCCTTTGGCTCTAAATTTAGTGTTGACCAATTTACCTTCCCTGTAGTAGTTAAAGCAAATTACGGGAACTTCTGCGTTAGCAATCGGCATCCATTCAATTCCATCTGTTACTTTGAATCGTAAAAGTGTATTGTTTGATATTTTTCTTATATTTTCAAACCAATCAATTGTAGTTTTTTCCAGTTTCTCTAGTCTTGACGGTGGCGTAAAATATTCTTTTTTAGGTATTTTATTAAAAACTTTTCCATGAAAGTCGCAATTATGACAATTATAAACACCTTCTTCGATATTTACCGATAAGCATAAATCTTGTTTATTTTTTCTTAAATGGCTGCATTTTGGACATTGAGTTTTTAAAGAACCGTATTTTTTGTTCTTTAAGTTAATTTCCAATTTTTCTAGTAGTTCGTAGTTTTGCATTAGAAGTATGGTTGATTAGCTTTTTTAATTGTTGGTTTAACATTTGCCACTAAGTATGGAATTATATTATTTACCTTACTTTTCCAATTTTTAATTTTTTTACCATTCCCATCTTTCCATTGATTTAAAATCCAAGATTCATATTTTAACTCAACTGAAAACTTATAATCATTAAAAATTTTATCAGACTTTTCATAAATAGATTTGGCATATTCTAAAAATTCTTCAATCGTTGGTATATCTTCTTTTTCTTCTTTTTCTTCTTTATTCTTATTAGATGTGGTTATCTGTTGGTTATCTGTTGGTTGATTGTTGGTTATCTGTTGGATAGACTGTTGGTCTATTTGTTGGTTATCTAGTGGTTGTTTTGATTGGTAACTATCATATTTACAGATAGTTACGATACTAAATCTGTTGGTTACTTTAATGGTTATTTCATTGGTTGATTTTAGCTTATTTAAGCAAGTGCGAATTTGCATTTCGCTCAAACCCAATGCAGTTGCTAGTTTCAGCCTTCCTATAATTAACTGTCCCCTTTTAACTAAAGTACCTTGAAATCTACTATCTGCATAGTTAGCATTTAATAGTAAATGTAAAAAAACATGAACCATATTTGAATCCCTATACCATTCCCAATTAAGTATTCGCCTATCTATTTTGATATGCCCTTGACTAGCCATTTAGTTAAATTAACTAATTAGTAAAACTTGTACCTAATGTGTCGTTTATCTTTTTAAGATTTTCATCTGAAAACTTAAAAGTTCTTTGTTTTAATACTGAATAAACTGTTGAATAGTTAATATCAGCTTTATTAGATAACCAAGATAACGGTCTTTCGATAGCTTTAAGGTGGTCTAGAACTTCATCCCTTACATCTTTCTTTTTCATTTATTATTTTTTAGTGATAGGCAAAGTAAAATATAATATTTCGTTCTACCAAAAAAAATATTATAAAAATGTTTTTGGTAATTTAAAATAAAAGTATTTATCTTTGTCCTATGGATGAGAAAAGAGAACTTATTTATGAGTTATGTAGATTACTAGGATTTATGAGTGTAGAAAAAGATGGAGAAGTTAAAACTTTTAAATGGGATTATATTAATAACAAACCAATAAGAATTTATGAAAGTAACTAAAGAATGTACAAAGCTAGTTGAAACTGATGCTCTAGGATTTGAAATATTAGTTTCCTATTTAGAAACCTATGAAGTAGACAGAAGTGAAGATGATTTTCATGGTAAGCATGAGTTTTTAGATACAGAACTAATAAAAATAGAATTAAATTCAGTAGAAGTAATTGTAAAAGGAATTGGAATTTGCATTTTAAAACAACTTAACGATAAACAGCGTGAAGCTATTTGTTGGGAACTAGAAAATTGTTAGTATGGCTTATAACAGTACAATTATATCTAAAAAGAAACGGTGTAAGACTTGTAATAACTTTGATTATATTTTTTCTAAAGGGGAATGTAAACAATGTGCAACCGTATCTAGTACACAACGTAGGATTGAAAAATTTGAATCAGAAGAAGGATTAGAAGATGAAAGTTTACAGAACCTAATTTCTGACTTAGATTTAGTATTTAGTAGATATATCCGTTTACGTAATGCAGATATTAATGGGATAAGTGAATGTTATACTTGTGGCAAAAAAGAAGAATATACTAAACAACAATGTGGACATTATATTTCTAGGTCAAGTATGGCTACAAGATTTTTAGAACAGAATGTAAGAGTTCAGTGCAAAACCTGTAATGAAATTAAGTCAGGTAATATAGATGAATATAAAAAAAGATTAGAAAATGAACAGTTCGGGATTACCGAATGGTTGGCAGAACAAAGTAGACAAGTGTTTAAATTTAGCCGAGAAGAATTAAAGGGTATGTTAAACAACTACCGATTTAAACTAAAATTAATGGAAAATAAAGTGAAAAAATAAGTATCTTTATATAAACACTTATATATGAAAAAGCGATTTAAAAGATTAGGTTTAAGATTTAAACATAGTTGGATGCTTTTTACTTCAAGATACTATACTTTAGTTACGGATGATGGACATGGAGATTTGTGTATATTGCATAATTGTTGTCCTACTTGTAGTGCGGATAGATTAGATATGGCATTGCAAATACTAGAAGAAATAGAAGATGAAGGCGACCAAGTAGACGCATTAGACTTAGTAAATCAGATTATAGGAAATAAAAACTAAAAAATGTCATTAAAAACACCAAGAATTAGAAAGAGTATTGATTTAAGAGATGCAGAAAATCATTTTAAAGCCTGTTATGAAATAAGCAAAAAGGGTATTAATGAAATTAAAATGTCAGAGTTTAATGATTTGCTTAATAGAACTATCCTTGCGAAGGATATTTTAGTATCTAAATTTGAACAATTATATCCCGAAAGAAACATAGATAAACCATATAGCACAAAATTACACGAAGAAATAAAAGAATTATTTGAAGAATATTATCCTAGCTATAAAGTTGATAATAAAGAATATCCAAATATTATTTATCGCCAATGTTATTTTTATCTTTTAAGAAAGCATACTTCAGTTACATTCAAAAAAATGGGAGATGAATTAGGTTATGACCATTCTACTGTTGTTCATTCTAAAAATATTGTATTGACAGAGATAGAACTAAAAAATCAATCTTATTTAGAAGTAATTGAATGTATTGAATCTAAACTTTCAGAGCCATTGATTAAAAAAGAGTTATGTTCACCGACATCTTGCTAATTATATTAGGTATTATAGTTTTATTCATTATAATAATGATTATATCCATGTCTATATGGCTATATCTTTTATACCCCTATGAATTAGTTTTTTATGTAACTTTGCTTATAATAGCTTTTGTATTATATCATTCTTTTAAACCTAATAAGAAATGATTGACTTATATTATTTAATAGGATTTTATTGTATTGGTGTTGTAATAGCACTTATAATAATAACTTACGATAATTGGATATTGAAAAATATACCTGTTGGTGATATAAAATACGACCCTATTAGGGCTTTTGAATCATGGTACTATGTATTTATATGGGCTAAATATACTTGGTTTTAATTCATTTTTATTTTGTATTTTTGATAAACGAAAAGTAGTAATTCACAATATACTTTCTTCCCACAATCCTGTAAGATTGTGGGTTTCTTTTTATATAATAAAAAACCGCTACCTTCTTTAAGGGTAGCGGCTACTTGACAACTACTGTCGATAGTGAAATCAGAGGAATACAAATATACTAATCTTCTTGCATTATTTCACAAATAGAGTTAATTTCCATTTCTGTAAATGGAATACAGTTTAATATTACTAACCTTGAATTAATAGCCATTAATAATTGATATGGGCTATAATCTGACACAAACTGCATTGAATATGTATTATTTGTCAACTTTCTATAAAGAATCTGATAATAAGCCTTAAAATGATACTTTTGATGTGTGTTTATCATGTAGATGTTGGTGTTTATCCCATTTTATAATCTGTCTAACCACAAATACCATAGCAAATGATACTATAATAGTTAAAAAATAAAATGGATGGTTAATTATTAA